TTAGCAGTATGGACAACTAATTATACAGGCGCAAAAATTACAGGCAGTTATGCAAAAACAACTAACTATCCAGCAGTACCTTAAAAGGAGATAAAAATGAGTTTAACAATAAATGGCGGAATAACAATCGATGGTGGATTTACATTAACTTCTCAACCTATAATAACACCAGGGATTTCATTTACAATATTGGATACAGACTTTCCTAGCGTAGCATATGTTGGTCCAGGTATTACGGATTTCGGTCAGTCTATTGGAATGTTAAGCAGCGGAACAAACTCTACGGACACTGCACAATATGCGATAGCATTAAGTAGTTTTTCTGCTCCAAAATTGGCAGAAATACAAGCGTATTTTTTCACAAATGCGTTAGTAAATAATGGAACTCTTGGCTATAATTTTACCGTTACTGGAGGTGGTGCTACAAACATTACCAAAATAATATTAGGTTTAGATGGTAGTAATTTTATTATTGCGCCAGCAGATCCAGCAAATCCAAATTATGCAGTTCCTGGAAGTCCAATGGGCTCTATTGTAAATGCAAATGGAATTTTGGCTTTCCCCGTTACCTTTACTTTAGATAGTCCACTCATTACTCATCCAGGTTCTTGGTATTAAGGAAATAAAAATAAATTACTATGAATAACTTTGACAAGAACATGGAAGAAATCTTTGATGTGACTCCTGCTGAACCTAAGAAGGCACAACCGATTGTTACAACACATTACAATCCACCAAGTGATGACAAACAAGACTTGGTGGATGCGTATCAACAATCTAAAGAAAATATTCAAGAGATTATTGACTCAGGCAAAGATGCCATGGAAGAAATACTTCAGATTGCCAAAGCAGGCCAACACCCAAGAGCCTTTGAGGTCTATGCCACACTTCTAAAGAACATGACAGAAGCCAATGATAGACTTTTAAAGATACAAAAAGATATGCGTGATATAGAAGGTAAAAACAAAAGTTCAGGTACCAATATTGATAAAGCTATATTTGTAGGAAGTACGGCTGAATTGAGTAAATTATTAAAAGGTAAAGATGGCGGTTAATACTAAAGATTCTTATAGAGATAATCCGCTATTAAAACGAGCTGGTGTTGAGGTTCAATATACACAAGAACAGATTGATGAGTATATCAAATGTGCTGGTGATGCCACTTATTTTGCCGTGACTTATATGAAAATTGTCAACGTTGACGAAGGTCTGATACCATTTAAGATGTGGGACTTTCAAAAAGAAATGTTGGAATTATTTCAGAACAATCGTTTTGTTATCACTAAATGTCCTCGTCAGGTGGGTAAAACTACCACCACGGTAGCATATCTCCTTCATGCTACACTATTCTCTGAATCACAGAACGTAGCCATTTTGGCGAACAAAGGTTCTTTGGCTCGTGATATTCTAGCTAAGTATCAATTGGCTTATGAGAATCTACCACAATGGTTACAACAAGGTGTAATCACATGGAACAAAGGTAATGTAGAGTTAGAGAACGGTTCTAAACTGATTGCTGCATCTACATCCAGTTCTGCTGTTCGTGGAGGATCATTTAACATTGTGTTCTTAGATGAGTTTGCTTTCGTTCCAGCCAATATGGCACATGAGTTCTTTAACTCAGTTTACCCTGTTATTTCATCTGGTAAAACTACCAAAATTATTATCGTTTCTACTCCAAACGGAATGAATTTGTTCTATAAATTGTGGTCTGATGCGGTTAATAAAAAGTCCGATTACATTCCTTTTGAGATTCATTGGTCTATGTTACCAGGCAGAGATGAGGCATGGAAAGAACAGACGATTAGAAACACCTCTTTAAGGCAGTTTCAACAAGAGTTTGAAACCATGTTCTTGGGTTCTTCAAACACACTTGTTTCTGGTATCAAATTGCAGAGTCTGGTGTATAAAGAGCCAATTGCCAATCATGATTTATTAAAAATATATGAATATCCAGTCAAAGAAGATATTGAAGCCAATATTAAAGACCATCTGTACGCCATTTGTGTGGACGTTTCAGAAGGTAAGAATCTAGACTCGTCAGCCTTCACCGTATTTGATATATCGGAGACACCATATAAACAGGTGGCCATGTATAAGAGTTCATCTATATCTCCTATTATGTTCCCCACGGTCATCTATAATGCTGCCAGATATTATAACGATGCCTATGTTCTGGTAGAGATAAATAACAATCCACAAGTGGCAGATACTCTACATGCTGATTTAGAGTATGAAAACCTACTCAAGGTATATACTGGTAATAAGAAAGCACAACAATTATCTGCTGGATTCCAACGTGGAACACAGATGGGACTTAAAATGTCACCAGCAACCAAGAGAATTGGTTGTTCCAATCTGAAAACTTTGATTGAAACAGACAAACTCCAGATATGTGATTTTGATACATACTCCGAGTTGACCACTTTTGTGGCTGATAAGACTTCATTTGCAGCTGAAGAAGGTGCAAACGATGACGTAGTAATGACCTTGGTACTTTTTGCATGGGCAGCCACTCAAAAGTACTTTAGGGAAATTGTTAATCACGATTTAAGACAACAACTTCAGTTGCAGACTATGAACCAAGTGGATGAAGAAGTATTACCAGCCCCTATCATTGAAGATGGAAGAGAAAATCCATTCATACTAGAAGGTGGTGATGTATGGGAAATGGCTAGTGGTGGTGATACTTACGCTGGATACTTCAGAAGTCTTCACAAATAATATAAAAACCGTTCTTCATAAATATCCTCATGGTATTAACCTGCCAAATATAATAATAATTCAAGGAGAATAAAATGGCATTTCAAATCTCTCCAGGCGTAAATGTTTCTGAAGTTGACTTAACAACAGTCGTACCTTCAGTTCTAACGACTGCTGGTGCTTTTGCTGGAACATTTAAATGGGGTCCTGCAAACAAATTAATTTTAGTGGATAGTGAGATTACTTTATCTAAAACTTTCGGTACACCAGATTCCAACTCTGCTGTATCTTTCTTTACTGCTTCCAATTTCTTATCATACGGAAACAATTTGACTATTGTTCGTGCTGTTGCAACAGGAGCTTACAACGCTGACGCTAACACATCACATACAAATACTCAAATTGCTAACTCTGATGATTTTCAAGATTCATTGTTAAGTACTGATAATGCCAATTTGTATGGCGCTTTCATGGCTAGATATCCTGGCAAATTAGGAAACTCTTTAACTGTGGCTGTTTGTGCTAACACAGCATCATTTGGTACATGGACATACAAAGGTTATTTCACAAGCGCTCCAGGAACTTCTGATTATGTATCAAATGCTGGTGGTGCAGATGATGAAATGCATGTTGCTGTTATTGATGCAGGAGGTTTAATCACAGGTACACAAGGTACAGTATTAGAAACATTCCCATTTGTATCTAAAGCTTCTGATGCTTCAGTAAATGGCGTAACAAATTATTACAAACAAGTTATATTCAACAACTCCAAGTATGTTTATGCTGTGGATCCTGTTGATTATTCTAATACTCATACAACATGGGGTCAAACTTCGGCCACCACGTTTGCAAAACCACCAGCAGTATCTTTGATATCTTTGGCTGGCGGTACAGATGTTGTTCCAACAGATTCAGACATTCAAAGCGCATATGCATTATTTGAAAATAAAGAACAAATTGATATTTCTTTAGTATTAACTGGAGATGCATCAATAACAACACAGCAATTTGTTATTGATAATGTGGTTACACCAAGAACAGATTGTATAGCTTTAATTTCTCCACCCAAAACAGCAGTTGTTAATCAAGCAGGTTCAGAAACTACAAACATAGAAACTTGGTTAATCTCATTAAGCCGATCTTCATCTTATGTTGTTGCTGATTCTGGTTGGAAATATCAATTAGACAAGTATAACAATGTATATCGTTGGATACCATTAAATGCTGACATTGCTGGTCTTTGTGTTTACACAGATACAGTTAAAGATCCATGGTTCTCTCCTGCTGGTTTCAACCGTGGTGCAATCAAGAATTGTATCAAGTTAGCATGGAATCCCACAAAAACTTACCGTGACACATTGTATGCAGCTGGCGTAAATCCTGTTGTATCATTTGCTGGTCAAGGTACAGTATTGTTTGGAGACAAGACATTACAATCCAAACCATCAGCATTCGATAGAATCAATGTCCGTAGATTGTTTATTGCTCTTGAAAAATCAATCGGTACTGC